ACTCAGTAGATAACGAATTATCAATCTTCATAATTTACCTCAATTTTGTATTTATTAGAATCTCAAAAGTCCTGGAAGTTTTGTAATACCATAAGTTATAGCTGAACCAGTTAAATAGTCTCCCGCTCTTTGTAGGAACGATTTATTAACTGTTTGTTGATAACCAGTAAAATCTTTATTAGCTCTTTCTATATCTTCAGATGAAACCTGTTCATATGTGTATAACACTTGTTGCGCATATGTTTCATGCCACTTAAATTGCATTGTAACAGTCAATTTCATAACATCTTTATTATTATGGTCTAATTGAATAGACCCAACTGTTTTTGGATAACATTCGTGAAGAATCATATCATATCTACTATTGTCTTGTAGATCTTGTACTTGAATAGTCATATCACATACATAGTTATCATAATAATTAAAATTTCTTGTAATAGGATCTTGAATCTGATTTGTCCATCTATCAAATAGTTGTTTAACTTTTAAATCACCATCAACATAAAAAGTTAAGCTACACGGATCATATAATTTTTCGTAAGGGACTTCTCTAAATTCACCATATGTTCTATTTTGTACTGTAGAGAAATTGGTTCCAGGAAGCTGAACACTATCGCAAAATAACAGAACATGTTTTAAGTTTTCTGGAAGGATACTAACAGGTGGAGTTAATAAGACGGCAAATCTATTCTGCCTCATCATACCAGATCCCCTTACCTGAGCAATAAATTCATTAATTGCTTTAGGTTTAGAGTCTTGCCTTGGAGTGTCTGCTGGTAGTAATGGCATTCTTAGCTCTTTCTAATTATCTTTCTGGAGTCTGCCCAGATTTCTTGTTTGGAAGCACCAACAAATCTCTCAACTGGAAGTAACATAGCAGTTGCCCAGTCAGAAGAAGTTACTTGTCTAAACTGAGATCTAACATGTCCAGAGAGATACTGTTTTATAC